ACCACCTTGTTGCTTTGGTTCTCCACGGCAAGGGCGTCGCCCAACGTAGGGGCGCGGTAGTTTCCGTTTGGTTCTAGGTAGCCGGCACGCTTCATGTCAGCCATGCTGTTTAGCCAGCCACGGTGATCGCCGGGTGTTTTGGCGAACGTTACTATGTCGTGCTTGTTGGGGGCGTAGAATTGATGGTGCCCTGTGTTCGCACGTATGTATCGCCAGCCCTGTGCCTCGGCGTAGCGCTTTAGATCAGCTATTTGTTTGTCGTAGCTTGACATAGCAAGTAACCCTCATTGTTGTAGTAGGAACACGGACTGGCTGGTCTAAGCACGGGTCCGCGGCCGCACCAGGATCGCCCCCACGGGTGGCGCACTACAGTACGGGGGAGCGTGGGGGCCGCGCCAACCTCGCGGATATGAACCTCCACCCGTACCATGCGAATTAACCTCCCTCTAATTCAATTAGTTTGTCCAAAAAGTGTCGCGCCTTTTCAAGGTCCTCAACGCCATTCTTCAGGTGGTAACGCTCAACATACTTGGTGATGCAGCCCACAAAATACCCCCTACCGTGGAGCCGCCACTGGCGGTCCCAGTGCTGCTCCATTTCGGGGTGCTTGTAGTGGCTGCCGCCAACCTGCCGATCGTTTGCGCCCGTAACCATTGTACCACTCCTACAACTAAGAGGCACTGCGACGTGCCAGCCACTCCGCGCAGGCAATGTGCCAGTCCTGCGCCTCAACGGGTTCCACTAGTTTTCGAGCCTCAAAGTTCCTCATAGCTGGGGCAAAGGTCTTACGAAACCAGTGCGTGTGGAAGGCAGTCTGCTCTGTTCCATTCTCTACGAACAATTCGCAGTCAGAAAGGAATTGTCGCAAAGACTCACTCAGTTGAAGCAACGGTGCCGGGCGAATGTACGGTGGCCGCGCGTAGTAGTCCACCAGAGGTGGAGCGGCCAGCATGCGCTCTGCGTCAGACCGCTCGCGGTACATGTGAAGATTGTTGGTGAACACGGTGTACTCGCCCTGAACCAGCCCAGCGGAGCGGGCTACTAGTTCGTGCATCATCGTCATGTGTACGGCGTTCGCTCCGAGGCAACCCCACAGCACGTCGTTGCTGCGGTTGCACACCGTCATAGTCAGAGTCCCTCTGTTGACCCTGAAGTAGATGTGGGTGTTGCACGGCAGATCGTTATGGGGGTCGAGATCACAACTCGGGTCCCACATTCCGAGCACGGCGCGTCGGGTGGTTTTATCAGCCTTAAGCATGTTGGACACAGCAACGATCTGATCTTTAGCGAAATGACTCCGCCACCTATGTCCGTATGCTCCGTGATGAACGTTAGTGCCCGGATCTGCATACTCGCGCATTCGCTTGTTGTACTTTTCGATAAATCTGACATCGTTACTCCCTGCCATCATCCAGACGAATTCGGCCAAATGGAAGAACGGATTCGCGTCTCTCCGTTCGTCAAACACCACACGCTCCCAGGGTCGTCCCACGGTTATCACCGTAGGCCCCGGCATGGCCCACACGGGCCCGTTGCGGCTCTGCTCGTTCACCCCGAAAATGGGGAATTTGATCAGCGCCTCCTCAAGCGCGTGGGTTACGCTATCCCCCTCAATTGTTACCAGACGCATTAGAGCCCCTTTTGTAGTTGGTCGGGCTTGCACGCTTGTGACACGGCCCCAGGTTTGAACTGTACAAAGACGTAATGGTCGTTTATGCTGGTGACCACGCCCCGCTCACAGTCCGGGTGGCTGCGGTCGCCGTCTGCATGGTACGGCACGTAGACCACCCGCTCCCCCGGCTTGAATTCACTTAATTCCATTGTATTTCCTCTTGCTGCGGCCCGTGCCGTTTTTCACTCGGCAGTATTTGTCAAACTCACAGAGGCAGTTCTGCAAATCCTGGTTGTCCACCGGGGGTACTTCAGCGGGCCAATTCTTATCAACGTAGTCCCGCACTATTCGGAAGGCTCCGTGAAAGTCACCTGTGGTGTCAGATCTTCCATTTAAGAACCACGACACCCCCCGGATGCTGCCCGGCCCGGGGACAACAAAGGTATGCCTGTCCGGGGCCGAGTGCAAGGGATGGTTGATCGTGTTCTTAAGGTCCGCCGCCACCTGCCCAGCCAGGAATGAGCCAATACCGTCCACGCGCTGGAGCGCCGCAGAGGCGCTTGAACACAGGGCCACAGGCCAGTCCGGGGTACCCCGGCAGGCAACTCTGATGGGCTCACGTTGCGCCCAAAGCAGGTCCAGCACTTGGGCAAGGTACGCCAGCTTGTCCATTTTTTGCCCATGCGTGGTGATCACGTAGGCGTTGCCCCAGATGGGGCGACCGGCGTCAGCTACCCCGGCCAGTGTGGTGCAGACGTCTAATGTATCGTGCTCTTCTACGAACCCTATCGCCTCCAAGCTGTCCGGTCTGTTAAGGAACCTCGCCAGAACCATGTTATATTCAAAAAGCGGGTGAGCCACGTGAGGCGAGTAGGCTGCCCGAATCCAACGTGTGACCCGGTCGTTTTCTCTATGTACGTTGCAGAAATAAGTGTTCTGGAAAACAGGATCCGCTGACCACGGGGCCGGAAGCCCTTGCTCCTTCTTTTGAAAAACAGCATATCGTTCCTTGATCCAATATAGCAGGAGTTCAGGGTAGTTCATGCTCATACAACCCTCCTGTCCGGGGCGGCAGCCTGTAGGCGCTTCCACTGCGCAACGTACTCAATTCTTTCGTCACCAAGCCACTTAGCAACCTTCGGTTTACGTACGACCTTCCGTACGTATCCCGGCCAACGACTAACAAGGTAGTCAATGACTTGTTCCTGCATCGCAGGAGTACGATAAATGCTACAGCCACCGGGAGCCTGACAAGGACCATGATCCTGGAAGAAGTCGGTGATAATAGCATTCTTATCCCCACGACCAAGGAGTGTAAGATTGAGAATGACATCCGCCAGTATTGGAAACGGATCCACACGCACAGGGCCGATGAGACGGCGGTTGATACCCTGCACACAGATAATGCGGCCGTTTTCCACGTGACCGCGCGGCGCTGCATGGCCCATTGCTCTGGGATGGATACCGACGAGGGGGTACGTGTCAAGCAAGTGCTCCATTTGCGCGAACATTGGTGCCAACTGTTCCGGGTCGCGCTCCGTAATCAGCTTTCCTTCTTCATTGCGCCGACTGAACACAAGGTCATCGTCGAGGATGACGGCCTTTTCCTCGTACAGACCGGGGAAGGGCTTGCCATCTAGAATCCACTGGAACTTCTGGCTGTAGTTCTGTACCGCCTCACTACACGGCAGTACGTGCCAGCCCTCGTAAGCTTCGTTATACGGCAACTCCTCGTCTGGCCGTACCACAATCCACGTCCTGTCTCGCCACTCCGGCGGGATACTCGCCAGCGTCGTAACCTTGCCGGCACGGCCCCGGCTCATGATGTATAGGTTCATTTACGCTCCAACTCTGCCCGCACAAAGCAGTCCTTAGCCTCCAGAAGCTTTCGCAGCCCAACCTCCTTTTCCTCACAGTCAGGCAAGTTGTTTTTCATGGCGTGGGCGCACTCATGCACCTTCTGCGAAACAAGTTGTAGCTTCGGAGGAAGGTGCGCGTAGTCAAAGTATTTCATATTCATTTGAACATCCCATTCCGCTGAGCGAAGTTATAGAGCTCCTGGATGGCACGGCCATCCAGCCCCATCCAGTGCCTGCCCGCCTGCCGGTCGGTCCACACAATCATACCATTTTCCCCACCGGGGTCAAGCGTGGCGTACACCGCGTCTCCCAGATACGTGGAGTTGGTGTCCGTGGGGACGACAGGGAAGTCAGGTTCGGGCAGGTTGATGACGTTGATTTCCATTATTCTTCTCCACAAATGCAAAGGGCCGGAACCACCCGGCCCCGGCCCATTATAGCAGCGTGAAAGCTCTTGCTTACGCTGCCTTGTTCAGCGCCACAGCGCCCTCGGCAACGAAAAACCGCAGCCAACCACGGACACCCTCCTGGCCTGCCTCCCACTCAGCCACCGTCTTGCCGTTGGCCTCAACGATGGTGTCGTACCAGCTCTTGCGCTTGCCGCGATCGGTGGGCGACTTGTCCGTGAGGGAGATTACGGCGTTCTTGTC